ATCAAACTCAGACTTGTCATAGTTGATGTAACCACCAACCTTACGAACCTTCAACTTGAAGTTCGCACCAGCCCAGTAATCAAATGGGTTGATAGGATCTTCGTCATCAAACTCAGGCTGCATTGCTTCCTGAATCTTGTTGAAGATTTTCACACCATACTTGTAGAGGAACACTTTGCCCTCATTCTCGGGTGCGCCAGGATCCTTTAGAACAAGGATGTTTGAGATGTAAGACAACTTACGCTTACGATCTCTAGCGATGTCCTTGTCGGATTCAAGACCGCTGTTCCAGAGTTCTGAGTTCATCTCTGAAACTGGATCCTTTTCACCAATCGTGGTGCGAGAGTTTTCGATATACCAGCGACCACCAACCTTGAACGCATGGGTGTAAAGTTTTACCCAAGGCATATCCTCGTTCTCCGGTGCGGGGAGAAAACGGAACATAGCCATTCCATTACTTGCTTTGTCAAGTGTTGGTTTCCAGAACCGATCATCCTGATAAGAATTTTTCTTCTCAGCACTCTCTAGTTTTTTTGTCAGTTCGCTGATGCTACCGACAGATTTTCGTTTAAGATCCTTAAAACTCATAAATTTTCCTTTCCCGAGGATCTCCCTCGGCCTGATACTTAGTGGGAACTCCCCACTTCAAAATAGTGATGTTTGTCCTTTTGGGACATTGATATTATAGTTTAATGAAGTCGCTTCAATTTGCAACTTTTCTTTTAGAGGTTTAGTGACTAACTTCCCAGCCATCTCCGGAGAGATGCTCATTTTTTCTGATATACATATAACAGCATCTAAGTAGGTTCCTCCGTTGTGGAGAACATACTTTTCAACCTGTTTGGAGAAATTTTCCTGCTCTTGTTCAATAAATATCATAAGAGAAGTATACCCCTTTGAATGAGAAAGTCAAGCCCCACACTATTTATTGGAGTTTTAAATGCCCGATACCGCATCAAACATAATTATTGACATCAGCGGAAACACCGCAAACATGGCAACAGATTTTGCTTCCGCTGGTGCTGGAGTCACATTTGCTCATGTCCCGATTCAAAAAATTGCATTTGGTGACGACAGCATAACAAAAAGAGTAACCGAGGCAAATCCACTGCCAGTAACTTTACAAAGTTATCAGAATTTGGTTGGTGTGACGGGTATTTTAATGGGTGTGAGTGGTCATGTTCAAATTAAAAATCCCCATGACACTTACGGAAAAAACTTCCTTAAAGTCGCAGGAACAACGTCCGGTGGTTTGATTGGAGTGACGGGTTATATTCAAGGCATGACAAACGGATATCCACTTGGTATTTCCGGAACCGTTTCAATTAATGAATCGTCTGGACTTTTAGTTCATGGTGTGAGCGGGACAGATGGAATAACGGGAATAAACGCTCCTGTTACAATAACGGGTGGAAGAAGATTAAATTATCTCACAGATACAATCAAGATTCAAGACAGTGTTGTTGGTATCTCTGGGGGTAGAAATTTACTTGCGTCCACCGACTCAATTTCAGTTCTCGGATATAATCAAGCAAATCAAGTTGCAGCACAACTTTTTTCAAATGATGGCACAACCGCAGGATTCTCTGGTGACGCACTTAAGGTTGCAGTTACTAACACAGCATTTACCGCAACGGTAAACGTCTCATCAACTCATGGTGTCACGAATGATGCTGCCGGTAACGGTTTAATGGTTCAGGGTATGTCTGGTGGCATTGGAAACCCCGTTATCGTTAGAGGTGAACAGGGTGGATCAGTTCCGATTACCACATCCTCACCAATTAGTGCGAATATTAATAACTTGGTGTCCATCGACGACACAGATATTCTCAACAGCCTTGAAAATTCAGGTAAGCCAATTGTCAATAACTTATCTGGAATTAAACAAGACTCTACCAATATCCCCCTTATCAGAAATGATTTAAGTTCTGGTAAGGTAAAAGTAACCGTCTCACAAATTGAGCAACCAGGCACTATAATTGCAGGAACAAAAAGTTTCAATACCACTGCACAAGTCGTGCGAGGAAGTGGAACTCTTAAAGATGGTGTTAAAGTTAAAGCAAGTGTTGATAACACAGATGTAATTTTTGTGGGTGGGTTTTCATTGACAAATCGTCCAGATCAGGGAATGCCTCTGGAGCCAGGTGAGTCTTGTTACATTAGCATCAACAACATATCGGTTCTGTATGCAAGAGCCGCTTCGGGAAATCAATCGCTTCACTACTTAGGCTCATAATATGAATTACGAAGTATATGATGACAATGCCTACTCCGGAAGAAGGTTAGAGCCTATTGATTCGTTGACGTTTTTTGGTTTGCGATTTATTAACAGCACAGACGATATAATAAAAACCGAAAAAATTAGTTCAACACCAAACATCATAGTGAGTGAAGGTAAATTTATATTTGACTATTCCATGTCAAATGTTGATGTTTCATATTTAAGAAACAATTTCTCCAGAAAAACTGTTGATGGAATATTTACCATATCCGATGGTTCATACGTTGATGCGGAGGAAAACATCACGGCAGAATTTTCTGGTGAATATAAATTTGAAAAGTTTATCACAGAAAATAAAATTTTGGCAACAAATGTAAGTGGTGCCACTACAAATTCAAAAGTAAGTATTTACCGATCAAATAACTTTGAGAAAACACCGCAGTTTTCGTTTGCAACAGAAACAAAACCAAGACAAACTTATCAGATCATTAACGAACTTGGAATAAACTCAGACGAAAATTTAACGAGACTCGGGGTTGTTGCGAACGATTTTATAAAAATAACAGCGGCTTCTGGTGATATAAGTCCTAATAAGTTATTCAAGGTAACAAATTTATTTGTTGATGAAGTTGGTAAGGAATATATTACCGTCGATAAAGTTCTACCAGAATACAACGCAATCGGCTCACCCGTTATCATAACATCATATAAAAGTTCTAGAAGCGAAACCAGTGAGATAGGATCACTTTGTTTTTATGCACAAACACCTGTTTTTAATCCACAAACCAGTAGTTATATTGAAGCAGGATCTTTAGTCCGTTGCGAAAACGGTGTTCGCTCATTTGGAGAATTAAAGGCAAAAAGAGATGGTTATGAATTTCTTTTTGTGGAAGATACATCTCCAGTGTCGGGGGGTTCGATTAATTTTGAAGAATGCGAGGTTTGTCCGGACTCAATTTCAAGCGAGCAGAGCGAAATCTCTCCGATAGCAACAGGATCCGCCGTTCCCTTGTTGACAAGTGAGCGAGGTGTAGTTCCCACAGGAAGAGCAACACTGACGGAAGATGGATTTGCAGTCACAACTGATCTCCAAACTTACTCAAAATTTGGCTTAGACATAAATTCAGCCTTTAACATATATGCAAATCTGGCCACATCCAGAATAAATGAAGCGATTAAAAGTAGCGTTACTCAATTTAAATCTGGTGAAGAATATAGAGACTATGCTCAACAACTTAAAAACATATCAGCGAATCAAGCAGATCCAAGTTTTGATAGACAACAACTAACTCAGAAGTTTAAAGTAGAGATATTAAACGGAGATAAAAGAGAAATACTAATTGATGGTGAGAACAACAAACCATTAGAGTTGATCGCTGGTAAACTTTATCAGTTCGACTTGAGCGATAATAGTTTAGTCATCAACGACAAAACAGTAAAATTTTCGATTTCCACGAAATACGACGGATCAAACGGATCCTCTGGAAATGAACTTTTAACTGGATTAAGACGATTTGGTGGATTGAAATCAGATCAAACTTTGAACTTTAGAGTTCCCAAAAACTATGGTGAATTGTTTTACTATGTTGAAGGGTTGCCGGGACTAAGTGCAGCGATACGAGTCGTTAGAGACAAACAAAATACGCAATCCCTTGTTGTTGCGAATAGAGATATAAAAGATAGTTTAGGACCAGATACTTTTGATGCAATTTCTGTTCTTGATTTGTATCAGACACAAAAAGAGGCAACGAACAGATCAAAACAACTTAGATGTGACGGGTATCACACAAAAGTCTTAAATGGATTTGAACTTTATCTTCCTTGCGAAAATGAAGATGAGTACGCAACATATAGTCAAATTCTTCAATCTGAGCCAGAGGGCAGAGCCGGATTTGATTATCCAGTTGCTGCGGGTGGATATTATCCATTGTTCCTTTCTCCAACATCCGCACGAAAGGTATCTCCAGAGCCAGACTCGTTTAGAAATGAAAATGAAAGAAGATTAGGTTTCTCCGGATATCACACACATGTGATTAATGGAATTACATACTTCATGCCGAATGGTCTGGATAAACTTGGACAACAGTTTCATGGTGATTATACCGGACAGATTGAATTCTCTGTCGTAAGTAGTTTCCTTCCCTCTGAGTTACCACCATGTAATCCACCAACACAAGATCCAATGCCTCGTCCTATGGATCCAGTTAACAATCCAGCGTACAGAAAATGGTTAGCGGAGCAAATGAAATGTTGTAAGTGTTTAACCTTTGGAGAGGGAAGAGGAACACCATTTAAACCATGTCAAGAATGTATCACTTGGGTTATCTACAACAGAAACAAAAATCCAAACAAAGCCGTGCCAGGTGGTAGTGGTAATACACACTGCACTAACGCTCTTGGTCCAAACCCATTCGAGGGTGGTTGGCCTAACTCGAACTTTAAGAGATGTTTCTGCAACGGAACAAGTAATCCAATCGGGGAGCCTGATGACGAACAAAGAAAGAAAGCAGCCAAACTTTGTGGTGATATCGGCTTAGGAAACTACAGAGGCCTTACAGATCCGACTGGTGGAGCAAACTACTTCATGAAGTGTGGTGATGAGCCATCATGGATGCAATGTAATGTTGATGCTGGATTTTGTTCTCCCGTTAGTTACTGTGGAACAACTGGAGTTGGACAGTCATCTGGTTGTGCTAACGGAGCAGGAGACTCTAACTGTTTCTATAAGTGTACGAGAATGCCTAAATCGTGCAAAGAACTTAGAAGAAGAAAATTAATTTCATCTGTTGACACCAATGTTGTTTCCGACGATGAGATTGATATTACAGAAACACTTAGTCCGTTCCCCGGTGTTGAACTTACGGATCTTCCGTTGGATGAAGTGTATGATCTGCCATCTGATTTGCCCGAAACTCCTATTGCCCCTCCACCACCATTGGCACCTCCACCACCGATAACACTCCCATCATCTCTTCCATCACCACCACCAATAATGCCACCACCTCCACCGAGAATGTCACCCCCACCACCATCTCCACCGAGAATGCCACCACCACCCCCACCATCTCCACCGTCTCCGCCGTCAGGTGGTGGTTACGGAGGATATTAAAAAAAGGGAGCCAAAAGGCTCCCTTTTAATCACTCCGAATTTAATTTTACTCGGATGCTTCGGCTGGTGGTGCAACCTCAACAGAGGAATCTTCTTCAACGATGCTTTCGTTGAGTTGCTGTTCCTTCTTTTTCTTGCAAGACTGACATCCACCAGTTTGTTGTGGAGTTTCTGCATCCCTAAACTTTGGGCCACCTTCACCGGGCAGAAGATCAGCACCCGGAACTTGTGGAAGACCTGGGGGAGGCATTGGAAGGTTGACAGTCACATCAACACCATCGTTGATCAACTTTTGGACAACCTTTGCTTCGATGACTTCGCCGGGAAGAACATCAATAACATTCGACACAGAGAAAACAAAGAAGTCTTCCCTAGCCGGAGTTTTGTTGAGAAACGCTCTCTTTACAATTTCGTGTTTTGCCATTGGCAATCTCCTTAATAAAAAACGATTAAAACATGTTTTAAACCAGTAGAGTATTTATACGCTCTACAATACGCCGTCTTGGAATCGAACCAAGTTTGCACGATTATAAGTCGTCCTGAGAAATGCCAATTCCTCCCACGGCGCTTTCATATGCTCTCCAGTTTGCATACATTACACAATAAGTTGGATTGTGTCTAGCCTCGTCATATGCTTTTTTGAAGATTCTTGCAGACTCCGCTTTCTCACAAGTCCAGTGATCTGGTTCCTGTGGTTTCACGTTTCCGTTATCATCGTACTTCTTTCCACTTCGATGGTTTGCGTATCGTCTTGCTCTCGTCCATCCCATCATGAGGAACTTACGAGCCATATCAGCACCAACAAAGTCGTCGCAAATGAGATACTCATAAAACATAGAAGTGATTTTAGCAGACGATACCTCTGCGATTTCGGGCGTGCGAAAACGCCAATATTGACAAATTTCCGATTTATATGGTTCAACTAGTAATACTCCTTGTTCACCTCTACCAATACGATAGAGTTCGGGATTTTTCCGAAAGTTAATGTTGTCATAATCTAAACTGTAATCAAACTCAAGCATTTAAATATCTTCCACATGGATTGTGTAAGATCCCTTACAAATTCGCATCACTTGAACTGCGGTCCACTTCTTTTGATATTTGGTAGTAATACCTTCTCCATTTAATACACGAGCAATTTTGCTGTAATTTAACCCATCATCATTCAAAGAAATTATTCGTTGTCTAATTTCAAAAGTCTCTGGGTTTTTGACTATTATGCCGTCCTCCCAGTCCCATCCATATGGTGCTTTACCTTTAGAGCGTTCCATCGTTGTCATATGTTCAGGAACAGGTATCTCTGGGTGCATACCACTATGAACCTCTTTGTGACAATTTGAACATAGCATCACCATATGCGGTGCATCTGCCTTAAGGTCATCCCATCTCATATTCCAACCACTGGAAGTTGATTTACCCTTACGTCTTTTTATTGTAAGTTCCGTTTCTTTTGTGTGATGAAGTTCTAACGCTGTAGCACACTTATTGTATCCACAAAGAACACAACAATCACCGATATTTTCATAAATCCATTTTCGCTTCTTATCAAGCATAATTGATGCGAAGTTTTTTATTGCTACAGTGACCGTTCTCGTTGATGTCGAGATAGTTTGATCGCTGTCGATCCTCATCGTGTCCGAGTCGGTAGTTTACTTCTTTGACACCATCGCTGGAAGTGTTTGTGAAGTCAAGGTGAGACTGAACAAAGTTGCGAGCAATCTTTTTTGCCTGCTCTTCGTTCGTGCCAAGTGGGATGTCAATGTGCAATCGGTATTGATTCATTTCTTTGCCTTTCGATATTGCTTGACTTTTACTTCCTCGGTTTTTTTCATCACCATCTTCCCGTTTCGCTTTGACCACTCACGATTGATAATATCGGCTTCTTCAAGTGCCTCTTTTTTCGTTTTGAAAAGAGCGACATCTTCTTCCTGTGTTTCGTGATTGAATCTGTCAATCATCCACTTGTTCAAATCGTTGTGCCAAAGCCCATACATCAGATCAACTCCTCCAAAACTTTTGGAAGTCCACCCTCGTTCTTCATTTGACGAAGAGTTTTCTTTTTTGCATTTCGCAATTCCTCAATCCGACGATCACGCTTCCGATTCTTTCGTTTGCGATGCTTTGCTTTCACAACCAATTGTTTGCTGTTTGCCATTATCGACTCCTATGATATTCTCTTTCCAAGCGACGGATGTTTTCTTTACCCCTCGCAATAACGATTTCACCCGCAGTCTTATGACCATAGATCATATAACCACGGACTTTGGGAATGTGTTTGTCAACACACTTCACACAATAGTCTGTGTCAGGATTCGCTTCAAGACGAATCTCAGGAATTTTATCACCACAATCAATACAGTTCATTATGAATTATCCTTTACATACCACACTACAAAAGTTATCAGCAGAGTCAAGCACAAAACGGGTGCGAAACAATAACCAAAAAATTCAAGTATACTCACCTTCGACCCCAATCATCAATTAAACCGGAACCAAGGCATATGCCCACAATAAGACCGAGTGTAAAGCCACCCAACGCAAAAAGTAATAATGCTGTCATAACATCCCCTCCTTCCAAAACTTGTCTGCGAGTTTGTATTGTTTCTTCTCTGCCTCTTCTTCTCCGTCACCCTCCCAAGTCCCACGCTCCCATTGAAGAACGTGAACAAGTTCGTGCATCAGAGTTGCAAGAAAATCACGGATGCTTTGATCCGTGGCAACGTTAACAATATAATCATCATTGTCACCTTCGTGACAAGTTCCCCAGCAATCAAGATGCTCGGAGATTTGAAGGTTGACTAAAACACAAGTATCAAACAATTTGTGTTTGTCCAAAAACCAATCAACCGCAGACTTGGAAAGTTTACGGTAGCAAAATCTTTTATGGATGTTGTAGATCCCATGTTTGACAGCGGCGGTTTCCATCAATCATCCTCTATTGTTCTAAAATATTTTTTGAGTCTATGAGTAATCAAAACATAAAACCAAATAACCCAGCCGAGTCCGACTCCGTTTCCGAGCCAGATAATATTGTTTGCATATTCGCTCACATCAACAAAGTCTCGGGGCATATAGATTGCGAGCATCCAGAGTAAAAATGCAGCAAAAGCAAGACCCCAACCAAGTGATTGATATTTACCCATCACACGCTCCTTGAGTAATTACTCATAACCTCACTGTCTGGATTGTCAGTGTTTTGCCTTGTGATGGTTATGACGCTGGTGTTGCGAGTCTTACTTTTTTGTTCACTTGATGTGCTGTCTCGCCAAGAATTTTTACGAGACCCACCACCGATGCAAACACAAACAATGAAACCAAAAAAATACAAAAATACCAAACTAACAACTACCGCTTCCATTTAATCCTCTGCGTTTCTTGCCAAGATCATCAAAGGTGCAACCCATAGTCCAACAAAAATCCCTGAAAGTTGATCGTGGGTAAACCATAGAGCCACCGAAATCAGAATTGACATGAATCCTGTAAACCAACAATACTTTGACAATAGATTATTTTTCTTAAACATTATACACTCCTTTTGTAATTACCTTTCACGGTCCTTCGCTCGATGGCAGCCTCGGCATCCTTCCGTCCCCTCCGAGACTTCATGGTTCCCTTACCCCAAGCGGAGCGAATGACTGTGTGACGTTTTACCCTT